GTATCAGGTGGCTCAGTCATCCTCGATCGCTCCCCATGTGGAAGCCGGGGCCGATGCGCCTACGGTGAGAGGAACACGGAAGTTGTGGTCCTCCATCAGATCGCACGCTTCCTTGGTCATGCCCTCCGCCTCTTCGGTCGGGAAGGAGAACACCAGCTCATCGTGCACCGGCATCATGATGAAGTCGGACAGGCCAGCGTAGTCCAGCCGGACCGTGGCCTCCTTGAGCACATCGGCACCGGAGCCCTGCATGAGATAGTTCACCAGGGTGAACTCCCTGCCTACATCAGCGTAGGCCCTGCGTCCGCCGCTCGTCACGACGTACGGGGTGGGCTGCCGGTCGGCGGCGATGCGGTCCATGTCTTTCTTCAGACCCTTAAGCCCCATAAGCTCGTCGTAAGGGTCGACCAGGGGAAGGATCTCTTCCAGCGGTAGACCAGCAGACTGCGCCATCTTCGGTGGGCCTGCTCCGTACGAGCGGCCGAGGCCCATAGCCTTGGCTCCGCCTCGCTGCGTCTTGGTGTAACCCTCACCGTACAGGTTGCGAGCAACCCAGTCGTGGATCTTGCCGTCACCATTGAGGATGAAGTCCATGAGTGGCTCGCTGCCGCCGAAGTGGCAGAGGAGCCGGGGCTCTTGGCTGTTGTAGTCGATCGATACGATCTGGTATCCTCGTGCTGCCTTCACGGCGTTACGAGCGATCGGGTCGCTCTTCGGTGCGGTCTGCACTGCCGGGTTGGTGACCGAGCTGCGGCCAGTGCGGGCCTCCATCGTGTGGATAGAGGGATGCACCACGCCGAGGTGGTCACGGGCGGTGAGGAACCGGTCGATGTACGTGGCCTTCCACTTCACCAGCCGCTTGTAGTTCACCAGCTCGGCGATGACCTTCTCCTGCAACCCGCCTGCCTGGGCCAGCACCTTGAGCACGTCCTTGTTGACGGACGGCTGGCCGGACTCGGTGAACTCCCAAGGCACGAAGCCGTAATCCGTTTCGAGCAAGGCGATGACCTGATCGTTGCTGTTCGGGTTGTCCAGTCCGTTGGACTGGAGGAAGAACAGAGACTTCTCGATGCCCTCGGCCATCTCGACCTGCTTCTGCTTGCAATAGCTCTCGTTGATGTACAGGCCACGCACCTCGGCACGGTACATGATTGCCTGGTAGCGCATCTCTCGTTCGTAGGCAGGACCGAAGTCGGCGATGGTCTGGGCGTGGGCATCGAACACCCTACGGGTGAGGACTGTGTCCATCACACCGTATGCCCAGTACATCGGGTCATCGACTGGCAGCCACTGCCACTTGTCGTCAACCTTCATGCCCAGCTCCTTGGCCCGATCGTCCAGGGCGTTGCGCCCTGCGAAGGTGAGCCTGGTGTCGTCGATGAGGTCGGCGGTGTGCTTGCTCTTGAGGGCAGCACTCAGGTCTGAGCGGTGCAGCCGGTGGAGGATGGCGGTGTCGTGGATGTTGCCCCAGTCGGGCATCTCGTAGCCGCACACCTCAAGGGCGTGCATGTCGTGCTTGGCGTTGTGCATGATGACGGGCACACCGGACGCTGCGACCAGCGACATGGCGTGCTCGATTACCTTGCCCCACCAGGTGACGGGGATGGCGTAGCCTTCATCTCTCGTGCCGAACTGGACGAGACGGGTGAAGGCATACGCCCACCAGTCAAGGCCAGCGGTCTCGGTGTCGATGGCGATGGCCTCGCCGTTGGTGATGGCAGCGACCAGCCAGTCCATGAACTGACCGACATCGGTGTCGGTCTTCACTAGGTGGACTTCTATCTCAGGTAGTCTGCTCATCGTGGTCTCCTTGTGTGTCGATCTCTTGTTGACAGCTTCGGCATCCTAGGTAGCGTGCCCCCGGTGGAAGGAGCAGCCGATTTGTGTAGCTGCACCGGGGGCACACGATCTCATGGCCAGTATTCGTCGTCATCGTCAGGCACCCCATCCAATAGGAAGGCACCTAGGCCGATGATCAAAGCTAGTATGGCAGGGATGGCAAGGCCTGCTCTTGGTGAGGGGTAGGGCTCCACCAACATCCAGCAGATGAAGAACACCACCGAGCATACGGACATCACTATCTTCTCTGTCATGTCTCGGTCTCCTCAACCTCGATGACCTCTCCCTGCTCAAGCTGTGCTTGCTGCCTACGGGCCTGAAGTTGAGCCTGTAGTCCGAGCACAGCGTCCGTGTCTCCCTCACTGATAGCGGCGAGCGACACGGTGTGATTGACCTCCACCTTCTGTGTGGTAGAGGGGGCCTCACGTTCAATGAACTGCCTGTACTCCTTAGCGGCAGAAACATCCTCATCGTCGAGCGCTTTCTTGCGGAGCATCTTGGTTACTGGCTCGATGCTGGCGTTGAGGGCCTCGACGATCTCGTGAGCAAACTCAGGGTGTGCCTTGATGTAGTTACGGCAAGCACCAGGTGATACCCCTGCCATGTGCAGGGCCTCGTGCTTGCCGTGTCCACCTCGGATGTACTCAAGCACTCGTTCCCGTAGTACGGGGTCGGCGAGCTTGTAGTTAGCCATCGATTACCTGCAAGTCTTCCTGGTATGCCCAGCCTGCCTGCGCCGCTCGAACACGGAGCTGAGGGTCAGCGTGGTCGATTCGCTGGACGATGTCTTCGCCGTGGTCCTCGGTCTCTGCATCTACATGCACGAAGATGGTGTCGCCTACGTCAAGGGCAAGGTACTCCTCTTTGGTCATGGGCCGGTACACCGGAGCCGGGGCCTCGGTGCTGGACCAGCGGGCGATGAACGCCTCCTGGTCAAACTCCGGGTCGATCTCCGGGAGATCGTCGGCGTTGAGACGGAGCAATGCAAGGCAGTTCCACGCAGCGTGAGCCATGTGGTGGTTGCCGCTGTCCTTGTCGTAGATCTCACCCTCGGTGAAGAGCTGGACGTGGCGGTCGAGGCTGTCGAGGTACTCCTTGTCCGGCTTACCGCCGAGCAGCCAGTTGCCATCCTCGTACTTGATGGCACCCTGTTGCATGACGGACACCACCTTACGGATGGCCGAACCGAACTCCCGGATACGGGAGAGCTGGATCTTGTCGTCGTTGAACCGGAGTGCTTGGCTCATCGGAACATCCCGTCGTCATACCCCTCGTCGTATCCCCTGCTGTAAGCGGCCACCTCGGCCGGGGTGCGGGCCTCACGGTCCACGTCCTGGTATAGTACGGTGTGCCCGAGTACCTCGGCTACGGCCTTCTCTGCCCGAGCACCGGAGCTGTTCTCCCAGCCGTCGAGCATGTAGATGTGGTCCGCTTCTTCGCAGATGTACTTCATGTCAGCAGCCAAGGCATCCCTCAGGGAGAAGCCCAGCTCAGCGAGATCCTCGTTCCCGGTCATACCGGTGGGATCGAAACCCTCGGCAAGGTCACGCTCGGCGGGACTGAACACAGTCCAGCCGTCCGCACGTAGAAGCTCGGTAGCGGTGCTGAACGCTGGGAAGTTGAACTCAGGCATCGAGCGCATCTTACCCGCTACATAGATATATCCTCTAGTCATAGTGAAACTCCTTGGTTGCTTGTTGATGTTATCGGTTGATGTTGATGGTTAGTTGATAGGTCATTCGACCCTATCCAAGTACTCCTGCCACTCGTTGGGCCAGATGGTACTCGGGTGTAGGCCGTTGGTAATGGCGATCTGATCTGCCATCTTCGCATTGACATAGCCCTTCTGCCTCCACCGCTCGCAAGCACGGGGACCAACCCCGACACACGCAGCGAAAGACTCAGGTGTGCGCTGGTAGTTCAGCTCATCCTCTGTCATATACGAACGCTCGCCCGTGTTCATCTCCTTGAAATGCTCAGGGAATATGCGGATGACGTTGGCGAAAGGGAATTGTATGTCTCCGTCCTTGATCATATGTCACCCCGCTCAAACCGGTCGAACTCTTCCTTGATCCACAGCCGCAAGCCGCAGCGCACAGTGTGGTAATCCTCTGTCCGTAGGCCCTGCTCTCGACACTGCTCACGGTACGGGCACGGCTTGATCCGTACCCCGGGTCGGCCGTCGCACATCTGGATAGCATCGGCGTAGTCCTCGCTGCTGTCCGGGTCGAGCACCTCGTCCACCTCGGCGGTGAACAGGTCGGTCATGCCATAGCACGGGGGCCTATTCATCGTCATCATTCTCGATTGCTGTCCTACGGAGGCGATGGATAAGCTCCCAGATATACCGGGTCCTAGCCTCCGTGCTCGTCCATGAACGACACTCCCGGCACGTCACCATCTCGATATCTTTCACGTAGTGGTGGCTGCGCTTGGGTAGTCCGTGCTGCTGGCACAAAGAGTGCAGGCTACGGGGGTTATGCTGCCCCTGCCGGTGCTCTTCCTGCGAGGAGCACATCATGTGCACCACAACGGGAGCAAGTGCCTTCTCTACTGCGATGGTTAGGTCTGCTTCAACGTAGTACATATGGTCTCCTTTCGTTAGTGCCGCCAGTAGGAATCGAACCTACTCTACCGGGGTGCGACCCCGGCAGTGTGCACGTCCCCTCCGTCATGATGCGGTGGACAGCGGCCTAGTGCAGGTGGTGGTATCGAACCACCTCGTCAAGGCATAGCCCTGTCTTCACCGTGTCCCGCTAAGGACCCTGCTCCCCGACACTCAGCTCCCGCTAGCAGGAGCCCGCTTCGTCGGCTGCGTTCTAGTAGTGGTTGACCTCACCCAAGGGGTTGGTCGCACACTTACCGGAGGTGAGGATCACCCTCGTAGCCTCAGCCCTACCGTGGCTGTTGATGTAGTCACGCCAGAAATCCTGCTCCGACCACGACGAAGGGTTACGCTCGAACGCCTTCTGGATCATCCGCCTAGCGAAATCCCAGTTAGACATCGTTCGAGTGGTACCTCCGAGGTACTCCCGGCTGGTACTGAACGTGTTCGGGATGGAGTCGAGGTTGAACTGGGTGCGCCACACCTTGTCGTTCCAGTACTCGAACCCTTCCTTGTCCGGCAGACGATTGAACCAGATCTCGTAGTGCTTCTTGATCCGGCACGAGTAGGTCGGGTAGTAGTGGATCAGCGCATCGGTGGACACGACGTTCCGCATCTTGCTCGTGATCGGAATGCTCGACGACTCCCGAAGGGGAGGCTGGTTCAGCGAACGTGCTGCTGCCCCGGCATAGATCTCACACAAGCTGTTCTCATACACGGTGATGCTGTCCGTAGTGTTCTGCGAACAGTACTTACTCGGCGATGCGCCGATCAAGTCCATCGCCTGCTCCATGTCGATGTGGTCATGGTAGTTGATCGTCTCGACCCAGACCGTATGGCCCCACTCATGTGCAAGCGTGGCATTCCACGAGCACTGATACAGCGGGTTGACCTTGACCTCCTTGGCGTAGGGATCGGTATACCCGCAGACCTGCGGCCCGAGGTTGGTCACCTCGATGTCGTACCCCATCTCCTGGATCAGCTCGGCGTTGTCCTGCCCCTCCGGGGGAAGAGCAGCCGCTCCGCTGGCCAAGGTGGTGGAGACCAGGGTGAGTGCCGCTAGTGCGGCGATGAGTAGTCGTTTCATGCAGTACCTCTTTCGTTGTGGGCTTCTATTGTCGCACAGACCTACGGTCCGTGTCAACGCTTGGACATGAAATAGAATGTGATAGGCGTCACACACCCCGCCAGGTACCAGAACAACCACGTCGGTAGTGAGATGTCTGGCCCCTGGAATGCCTCGGCAACCTCGTGCGTGTGGTCAGCGATCGTTGCGATCACTGTGACAGCGCCTCCTTGATGTCGAGCAACAGGTCAACCACCTCCGTGGTCTGCACAATCGTGCGGCCCGCCTCGCCGTAGGTCCTAAGGCCCTCGTCAACGATCTCGTTGACCGCCTCCGTTATCTCCTCTTTGCTCTTAGACAACGTCGAACCTCCGCTGCTCTGCCTTCCTGGTCTTGGTCTCTTGGGAGAACAGGGTCACGTCCTCGGTAGAGAATGTGCGGTACGATCGGTCAGTCGGGGAGTCCTCCGCAAGGATGGTGCTCACATCAACCCGCCCGCTTGTCGTCGAGGCGAGCAACGAGATCAGAGACTCGTTGTCCTCACGGAACGGAACGTGGAGGTGAAGGTGGAACCGGCCACCAAGGTTGATCGTATGATCAAGCAGCCGGTGGAGTTGCTTGCGTTGCTCTTCGGTGTACGTCATGATTTCTCCTTAAGGTCAGCCGCCCACGCCGGAACATGAGCAGAGTCAATAGCAAAGCAAGCAGAGGACAGATTGAACCTCTGCAATAGGGCGGACACCTCGGATTTCAACAGGAAATCAGACGTGACATCAGGCATGAGTGCGATCACAACGAAAGACTCCTCTGCCTGCTCCTCGTCTTGGTCGCTCGTCACGCCGTGACCTGCACCCTGGAACACGACGGTTCCGTACTTGCGGGCGGCATCACTGAGCTGGATCGTAGCGTCCGTCCAATCGTTCGTTCGTAGGTTGTTGTTGTCTCGGTCGATGCGGCCGATGGCGATGGTGAGTACCCGGTCCGGGGTCATACCTGCCTCCAGTCCTGGTTGTTGATGAGTTGGTTCACCCGGTGGTGGTTCCGGTTACGGGGAGCAGCGATCCCGGACTCCGGGAGTTTGATGCCCAGGCTGCTGAGCATGTTCGCCTGCTCACGAGAGACCCCGAACCCGTACATACAGGCATGGACAGACAGCCCCCCGAGGATGCGCTGCAACCCTCGTGCCTCCTCCTCGGTGAGCGTGATCTTGTACTCCGATGGCGGAGGGGTAGGTTCTGGTGTGATCGTTTCAAATAGCATGGTGTATCTCCTTGGTTGTGGTCTTAGTAGCGGGTGAGATCTCGCTCCTCTCGGCACCCTTGGTGCTTCCCGCTCCCTCTAGTTACGGCACTAGAGTCACCGTTCTTGATAGGCCGTTTGGCTTATCCTCAGTCCTCGTTCGGGTTGTAGTTGTAGTCCATGTCAGGCTTGAGCAAACCACGGTGAATCAGGCGAAGGGCAGCAGGAACAGTCATCCCTGCCGGTGGCTCCCAGTGCGCCTCGAACAGGGTGTCCAGGTCTTGTGAGGTGTACGGCGCATCCTCGAACAGCAGCTCAGCCTTAGCAATGCTAGGGACCCGGCTCACGTCGAGCTTCATGCCGTCGGTACCACGCCACACCGCATCCATACGGTTCGAGAAGGAGTCACGCTCGATAGACAGAGTCGCCGAGCCGGACATATCCGTCACGAAACCCGCAACACAGAACGCAGTACCACACGCCCCGGCCTTCTCGTCGTCATCCTCGCCGGGGAGATCAGCGACGTGAGGTCGAACGGAATCGCCGAACCGCTCGCCCTCGAACAGCCCGTCGCCCCAAGTCCCCTGATCATACCGCTCAGGCTGAGCCTCGATGATGTCCGCCACGTCAAGCAACGTGACCTTGGTGTCCTCAATCACGAGGCGGTACCCGAGTTTGCCGAGCCGCTCCGCCGTGAGGAAATCGATGGCGTCGGTAGAGAAGGCGTACGCCTTAGTCGTCGGTTGCCCGTCGCTGTCAACGTTCACGACCTTCACCACCTCGGCACCGGAAGTGGCGAACAGCTTGGCCCCCTCGGGACGGGTCGTGATGCGGTCGCCAACACTGAGCACGGTGTCAGCCGTGAGCTTCGGTCCTGCTTTGAATTTCTTGATGTTCATAGGTGTTCTCCTTGTTTCGTTGGTGTTGTTAGAGTTATCGGTCAGGTAGAGTCGGGACTTAATAGGTCGTTCGGCCCCTCCTGCAAGGAATAGCTGCTCCTCGTAGGCATACGGCGGCGCTGTCGCCTCGCTGAGGGCATGGGAGAGGAATCGGGTGGCAGCACGGGCAGACCTGCGCTTGCGGGCCTTAGAGGCGGCAAACTGGGCGTGTCGTCGTGCTTCGTAGCTCACAGCTGGTCAAGCTCCTCACGTAGGGTGCTGGACATCTCAGCATCGATGGCGATGAGGCGGTGGCAGTCAGGACACGACGACCGGGAGATGAAAGTCGTGATCCCGTCCGTCATGTTCGTCGAGGAGCAAAGCGTACCCCCGTTCGGGGTGTGGTCAGGATGGGATGAGTCGGGCTCGTGCGGGATGACAAGGTGGGTGATGGTCATGGTGTCTCCTTGTTGGCGTAGTTGAACAGGTATTCCGCTTGGTCAAGCGGTATCCCCTGCCCCCTGGCGTAGTCCTCAGGGGACTCATAGTGGTAGGTGATTCGGTAAGCGATCTCGGCAGGGGCAGGCATTGGAGCGGTCAGTCCGTCCGCTACCGCCTGCCTCAGGGATGGGGATAGTACCAGCCTGGACGGGGCACCACGTTCTTGCTTTGTAGAGCAGTAGATCGTAGCAAATCCTGTATGCCCGTCCAGCTCGACATGAACAGCGTTGATGCGGCGTAGCCCTTGGCTAGGGAATCCCTGTATCGTTCCTGCTGCCTTAGGTAGTTGAGGTTTAGTCATAGGGTAAAGCTCCTTAAGTGGGATGATCGTTTAAACCCTATCGGTTTAGTTCACGGGATTATGTAGGCTAAATTCGTGTGACCTGGGTCACAAATCACGGTGAGAATGAGTGAGAAGTGGCTATCCGGCTAGATTTGAGGCAATCCGGCTAGGCTCCCGGCTAGGGGGTTTGCCCTAGTGAACAGTGGGATTAGAGGAGGGTGAAGGGTAGTCAAGACGGATAGCCGGATTACTATATCTCTCTACTCTCTCTCTCTCTCTCTCTAACTTTAGCTCACGGGGAGAGGGTCCGTGGCAGGTGCTCTGGGCCTACAACCCGGCTATCCGGCTAAATCCGTTGTAGGCCTCTAGAACAGTAGGGTTTCGGGCCGGTGCAATCCGGCTAGAATCCGGCTAAGGAAAGAGGGTAGGTGTGTCTTAGGTCACATACGCCCGCTGCGTGCTGTCGGTGGGCAGCAGAGGCAACAGGGCGTATGTGACGCCCGGCACACCATGAACCGGGGGACCTTAGGGTCTAGGGGCTAGGGCTAGTGGTGAAAGTCGATATCCTCGTGCCCCTCGGCGGACAGATACATCTCAACGGCGTTCTGCGCCTCGTTCTCCGCATCGTAGTCGATCTCGTTGGCGTCACGAGGACGACGAGACGTGACCGTAAAGCGAATTTCGTAGGAATCCTCAACCACACGCCCTTCAAGCTTGTACTTGTCGAGGTGGTTGTTGGACCACTCTTCAAGCGCTTGCTCGTAGGCTTCGCACAAGGCGGCATCCTCGGCCGCTTGATTGATGTAAGCGTTCATTTCCTGCCAAGTGGTGGACCACTCACGGAGCATACGCTGGCTCTCGGCAAGCTGCGCTCGTAGAGCAAGGATCTTCTCGTCCTTCTCAATAGTTACGTTTCGTAGTTCATCGCCAGCCATATACATGTAGGGGGTTGATGCCGCTGGGAGAGGTTCGGTACGCCCTCCCTTGTTGGACTCGTAGGCAGCTTCACCCGTCGTACGGTCGTGAATATGTGTCATGGTGTAACTCCTTGTATGGTGTTTGGTGCTGGTACTAGTATCGGTACCGTGAAGGCCTTACTACATAGGCCGTTAGGCTCTAGTTCGTAGGTAGTAAGGCCTTCCCGCTAACGGCGCTAGTCAGTAAGAGCAGCGAACGCCTCAGAAAGTAAGGCCAAGAACCCCCGAGGACCACTAGGCCCCCTATCCCTATCTCCCCCATTACCAGGGTGCCAAGTCTGGATGTGGCGTCCTGTCGTAGGCCCCCAATCGTTGCGCCGTGATACAGGCGCTCCGTTATTCGTAGCCGAACATTGAAACCCTATCGGAGTCTCGTAGCTGTACGCAACCGTGAGGGTGTGCTCCTCACTGTACAGCGTAACCTCGCTGTAGTTCGCTTTGTTCGTAGGATGAGAAACCCTGGTGCTTGTTATAGGCATATCAGACCCTCCGTGCGAGGGCTTCGGTCTCGGCAGGATGGAACACGGTGTAGCGGTGAGGGTTCTCACAGGGGGTGTTGGTGCCTTCGTCCTCGTCATGACCGTGGAGGAAGTTAGCACGAGCCTGGTTCCGCTTCGGTGTGCGCTCGGTAAGAGTGTTTGTATGCATGGTGTTTCTCCTTAGGTGTATGTTTCGTGCTTCCCTCTAGGTATCGGCTTAGAGAGAAGCCCGCTACATAGGCCGTTAAGCCTTTGCTTATAGGTCGCTAGACTCGGTGTGAATAGGTGCCTGTAACGGTAGCGCCGTCGTACTGGACGATGGTGTACAGGGTGGTTGTTGTAGCGTAGGGCGGATGGCCTAGCGTTCGTCGTGTACGTGAGGTGAAGGTGCCAACCTCATAGACACCGGTGCGGTTAGCACGGGGGGTAACGATGGCGATCGTATCGCCTAGTGAGAGATTGGTGCTCATCGTATGGTCTCCATATCCGCCTCGGCGAACCAATAGTTACGGCCATCTGTCAGCCGTACCTGGTGTAGGTGAGGGTCTTTCTCGTCAGTGGACATCACAATTCCAGTGTTTCCACGTAGAGCGGTTTGAACTATTAGAACTCTTCGTTTCATGGTAGTTGTATCGTCCTTAGCTGGTGTGAGGTGAATAGGTCTTAAGGATCATTGTGCTAGAAGCTGCTGCATATGCTTGGTCTAGCTCGTGAGCCGTGACCTTGTTCAGCAGTATGCGAAGTGCGATCTTCATAGCGTTTGATCCTTCCCGACCAATGGGTTGATGTTGTGTTATCAGTTACGGGTGATGGTGGTTTATTCTTTATGGGTCATCTGATCCATTTGCTATAGTCCGTTCGATCTTGTATCTCATTCGTCTGTATTGGTGTAGGTCCTTCGGCTCATTTGTTGATTTGTCGTGTGCATTTCTAGCAAACGAACGTTCGTTCGGGGAGGGGGGTGCCCCCACGATCACGGGACTCCCCCTTCCCCCCAAGAATTTGGCACCCACTTCACCCGAGCAAATTTTCAGAATCTTGTGCTAGACTACAGTGATGCTGCTGGTTTTGCCGAAGTTCACCGTCCCCTTCCTCTCAGACGAGGACCTTGCGTACGCCACCCCGGAGGAGGCGGCGAGCTACCACACGTCGCTGAAGCGGGAGCTTGCCCTCCAGTCCCCGCTGGACCTCGCCTGCCTGATGTACCCGGAGACTCGGCGGTGGCCGCACATCGAACTGCTGAATGAGCACCTGGTGGCTCTGGCGGAGTACCGGCTCACTAAATACGGTCCTGGTGTTCCAGGTACTACGAAGCTGGTGTATAACGAAATAGACGAGTCTCTGAAGAGCGCTAAGGTGATGTACCGCAAAGACTCTACCACGCTGCCTACGGAAGAGGATGTCGTCTTCAAGCTGACGGTTTCTATGCGGCCAAGGGCGGGTAAGTCCAGGCTGATCAATGAGGTGTTCCCGCTATGGTTGTTGCTGCATGACCCGGACCTAGCTATTGCTGTTGGTACGTACAGTGATACGTTTGCGGATACTTGGGGGGAGAAGCTCCGGGACAACACTCTATCTCTCAAGGACGCTCTGCCGTTTCTGCCGCAGCCTGCGGGCGGGAAGAATGCTGCAAGGGATACGTTCAAGGTCCTTAATGCCAAGGGTAGTGTTGCCTTCACGGGCGTAGGCGGCGGTATCACCGGTAAGGGTTTCCAGGTGATGATTGGTGACGACTTCGTGAAGGATGATGTTGCTGCTCAGAGCCCGACTATCCGGCAGGCGGCTAAGGGGTTCTATGACAGTGTCTGGGATACCCGAGGGACGATATCCTTCACCGAAGGAGCTAGGTTCCCGATCCCCTTAGAAGTCCTCATGGGGACCCGTTGGCATCATGATGATGTGATTGGTCACGCTGCCTACGACCATGATGAGGACGGGACTAGGCGTCCTTCTCCTAACTGGTGTATCCTGAACATCCCGGCGCAGTGCGAAGATCCAGAGGGGGACCCTCTGGGTCGACAGCTCGGCGAAGCCCACCCCAACGCCTCCGGTGAGGGCGAGGAGTTCCTTGAGCGGAAGAAGAAGCAGAACCCTCGTGTGTATGCGGCGCTGTACCAGGGACGGCCCTCGCCTGAAGGGGGAGGGCTGGTCCCGAACACGTTCAACACGTACCAGGTGAAGCACGACAAAGACGAAGTCTTTTTCGTGTTCGAGAAACTCACCGGTAATATTGTTGACGGTTCCGATGAAGAAGATCGTTTTGACACATGCTCCGCATATGTCAAGGACATGATCCCGTTCACGAGTATTGATATGGCGGCGACGAAGAAGACGACCTCGGACTACACGGTAGGGTTCAACTGCTTGTACAGCCGGGAGCACCATGCCGTGTTTCTGACGGACCGGTTCCGGGAGCGGATCACGACGGACGAGTACGAGCGGAAGCTGATCCCGTTTGCCCGAGGGAACGGGACGAAGAAGTGGTTGGTTGAGGATGTGACGTTCGGGAAGCAGTTCGGGGATACGCTGCTGCTGAAGTATAAGTTCCAGGTTGACAAGTACCCGGCTGTGGCGGACAAGGTGTCTCGTGCTGTGTCTAGCACCCTGCCAGATATGATGCGGCGGATGCAGTTCTATGTCTTTTGGCCACCGAAGGAGCCGAAGGCGGTGAACCTTGCGGACGAGATCGACGAGCACGTTGACCGGCAGCAGAGGCGACGGCGGCGGCGCTCGAATAATGTTTGGTCTAATATCTCAAGGTAATCCTGCTGCCGGACGATATGGTAGTGAGACCCTAAGGAGACCTGATGGACGAGATCGAGAGAGTGCGTGAATGGTTGCGCCGGAAGAATCACACGGTCTGGGGCCGGGGGTTTGATATCAAGAGCGAGAGCGGTGTCGAAGAGGCCGCTGACTTCATTGCGGTGCAGTTCACGGAGCTGCTCGCCTTCCTAGACGGAGAACACGATGAACAAGATGAATAGAGAAGAACGGGTAGCTACGCTACTCAAGACGTTGAACGAGTCCCTGCCTGACGGGGTCGTTGCCGAGCACCTGCGGGAGCATAAGTACGATCTCGACAAGTTCGCTGTCGGGTCGTACTCCTTCGGTCACGTTGTGATGTCGGGTGCGACGATCAAGGACCTGGACGCTGCGGCTCTGGTTGCTGCGTTCTCTGTCGAGGTGCGGGCGATGCTTGAGGAGTTCGCCGCTCATCTGCGGGGGCTCGCTGACGAGCTGGAGAAGGTGTCCAATGAGCTTGCATGATCCCGATATGCCGACGCACATCGGCCCGTTCCAGATCATCCCGAACTTCAACGGGCAGTCCCGAAACGGCGGGGTGTGTTCCCTGTCTAACCTGCCGATGCAGGAACCGGCGCTCGGCCGTCCGGCTGAGCAGGTCGACGAGTTTGTTCTCCGGGGACCGGAGATCGAGTTCGAGGGTCACTTCGATATCCGTCCCTCGGTGATCCGGGAGATGGCGGCTGCTCTAGGGATGGTCAGCGAGGCTGAGTACGGACATGCCATCGAGCTGTCCCAGTCGTATTTCAACGAGCTACAGGAACGACGGGCCGAGGCCGCTGCGTTGCAGCAGCAGCTCGACTACTTCCACGGCCTGATGCGGGAGTCCCTGGCGGGGCCTGCGGAGTCTGAGGACATCCTCGACCAGGCGGACACCGTCCGGTTCTCCGACCTCGACGAAGAGGAGTACGAGTGACCGAAGCAGCTATGCTCCTACTCACGTCCTTCGTCGTAGGGAACGTCGTGTATGACAAGTTCACCATCCGGGCCTTGAGGCGGGAGACTTCGTATCTCCTTGCCTCGCTGCTTGAGGTGTCCAACGAGAAGCGTGCGGCGACTACGATCCGCACGGGGGAGCCTACGGAGCAGAAGACCGCTCCGCCTCACCCGACGCAGATCCCGAGGCAGATTGGTTTGGGGCAGCGGTGAGCGAGCAAGGACACAAGTACACCTTCGCTGGTTTCGACGGGCCGTACTGGGAGAAGAAGGCGGAGCGGGAAGCGGCCATGACGGAATTATCCAACGCCTGGTGCTACTGGTGTGAGTACCCTAACCACTATCCCACCATATGCGTGCCTATGCTGAACGACAGGAGGAACGACAAGGAATTTCGGGAACGGTTGGACCGCATCCTCGCCGAACAGAAGGTGGTACTCGACCGCCTTGCAGAATCTTGACGTGGTAGACTAGGCCACTATGGCAGAGATCGCAGAGAAGTGGGAACAAGCCTTCGGTCATTCGAGGGAACATGTCCGGGAGTACCACCTGAACCACGCCTTCCTCGAAGGCTACCAGTGGATGCAGTGGAACCCGGTCGAGCTACAGGTCCAAGGTCTGCCCGAAGACACGGACCGCATCCAAGCAGTGATGAACCGGATGCGCTCCAACACACGTACCGTGGTAGCGAAACTGATGCAGCGCCCACTCCTGTTTCAGGTACTACCATCCGGGTACGACGATGTGTCCCTCCGGGGAGCACGCCTCGGTGAGGGTCTCTTGGCGGACTACCGCAAGAACCACAACTGGGAGGTTCTCCGTGAGGGACACATCAAAGCGACCATCAAGGGCGGAACCGGCATCATCGCCGTGGAGTATTCCCCCGACAACCAGACCACGGTAGAGACCGTGCTCGGCGTACCGGAGTTCGTGGTCGAGCCCGGCGCACGAGATGCCGAGACGGCACGCTGGTGGATCAAGCTACAGCTCCTACCGCCCGAGGAAGTCCAGGCCATGTTCCCCGGCCACTTCCCCGACGAGCCTCCCCAAGCGGACGGCAAGCTCGGCATGGCGAGTGAGTACGAGTACCGTGATCGTAGGACTCCTCGCACCAGGGTGTACACCTACTATGAGCGCCCCAACCCTCTCTGCCCCGAGGGCAAGTTCGTCGTTGAGGTTGGCGGCACGAAGATCGAGACCGGTGACTGGCCGTTCCCGTTTACCGACCGGCTGAACATCGCCGTCGCTCGGGAGTCCCTCATCGAGCACGAAGCGTTCGGCACCACCATCTGGTCCGACGCCCGCTCCCCGCAGGCTGCACTCAACGCAGCGTGGTCAGGGTTCCTGGAGAACATGCGGGAGGCGGCGAACAACCGTCTGCTCGTGGACCACTCCTGGGAAGACCAGCTCGACGTGATCAACGACCGAGCTGGCCAAGCGCTGCTCGGCGACATGACCCGCCCGACGCCTGCGTACCTCGAAGCTCCGCAGACACCACGAGCCCTGATCCAGGGCATCGAGATGTTGCAGGGAGAGCTTGACACGCTGCTCTCCTCCCAGGACGTTTCCCGAGGCGATGCCCCGGCCAACATCGAGTCCGGCCTCGGCATCCAGTTGCTCATCGAGCAGAACGATACCCCGGTCGGCAGGCTCATCGGTGAGGTGGCCCGTTGCTGGTCTACCGTAGGCAGCATGGTCCTCCAGATCCTTGAGGCGGAGATCACCACCAAGAAGACCACCACGGTGCGTGACGGCCAAGGTCCGTCTCGACGTGAGTGGACAGGCAAGGTGCTCCACGGCCAGACCGACGCCACGGTGTCCGAGGACTCCATCGCCCCGAAGAGCCGAGCGGCTCAACAGGCCATCGCCCAGTCGGCGATGCAGATGGGTATGCTCGGTGACCCGACCGATCCGATGACGGCCATCAAGTTCATCAAGTTCTCCGACATGCCGGATGCTCGGGGCCTCATCGCCGTCACCAACCGGGACGCTGACCGAGCGATCCGGGAGAACGAGTCGATCGTGATGGGCGAGATGCCTGCCCCGGCTGACTACGATGACCACGCCATCCATCGTGCGATGCACCTCGACTTCCAGAAGACGCTTGAGTATGAGCTGCTCTCCGGTGAGCAGAAGGAAGTGTTCAGACTTCACATGCAGGGCCACGACACTATGGCCGCTGAAGCTCTCAGCGAGACCAGAGTCGCTCAGCAGATAGATCCCGCACTCGGTGAGCTGGCCCCAGGCCCGACTCCCGAGCCGGTACTGCCACCAGATGTGGCAGCTCCTTCCGTGCCACCGGCACCGGAGGAACCAATCAGCCCCGACCAAGCCACAGCGGATATGCTGAAGGCGATCGAGGGGCTCTAAGAAAGGGAGGACCAGATGTCCGAACTAGAGAAAGAACTCCCTGCTGGGGATACGTTTGACCGGGCCTACGTGGAGAAGCTCCGAGCGGAAGCCGCTGGCTACCGCACGAAGCTGAAGACCTTCACGGAAGCGTTCGAGGGGTTCAACCCCGAAGAGACAGAGTGGATGCTCGACAAGGTATCCACCATCGCCGCCAATCCCGATGCCGGGGCAGAGAGCCTGCTCGACATCGTCAAGGGATTCATGGGCGAAGATGAGTTGCTGGCCGCTCTCGAAATCGAGGTGGTCGAAGATGACGGAGAAGAAGATCCTGAAGAGGAGGACCCAGATATGAGTGCAGCGGAAGAGCTGAGGAAGATCCTCGCCGAGCGAGACGAGGCGGATGCCAAGGCAGCGGAAGAGGCCGAGCTGGAGTCTGCTCGGGAAGAGATCTACGCCGAGATCGAGGCGGCTGGTTTCGAGCGGGGGACCGATGGTTTCCAGTATGCGCTCGCCATCGGCCAAGCCGAGGTTGCGGCTGGACGGGACCCGAGCTTCGCAGCTCTCGCCCCACGGATCGCAGCAGCGGCAGGCATCGAGAACTTCGAGGCCCCGGTCGTTGAGGAACCAGAGGGCGGCAAGGCCCATCCCTCCACGGCTGGCGCTGGCGGCAGCGGCGCTGCTACCGAGAACGAGAAGGACTGGATCGCCGAGGCCAAAGAGTCCGGTTCCTCTCCGTGGGAAGCGGCTCGTGCACGACTGGAGGCACGACTGGACACCGCTGGTGACTAGCTGACCCCGTCAGTCAGATAGGAAATGCAGGAGCCCCGAACATGCGTTCGGGGCTTTCTGCTGTCCTAGCACAGTGTGCTAAAGCGGGGGTATGAACCGACGAGACGGTAAGCCCAAGAACAAGAGAGCGCAGACCACAGAGGAGAAGAGGGCCTCGGTCCGAGCCACCCAGCGGAAGCTCAAGCACGATGTCGTGGAGCTGCTGGGGGCAGCGTGTGTGCTCTGTGGGCTCACAGATGAACGATGTCTGGAGATAGACCACATAGACAACAACGGTGGGAAGCTGCGGAAAGAGGCAGGCTCCCCCTGGACTCACCTCCGTGGGATACGGGACGGACTCCTACGTGGAGAGAATGAGTACAACGTCCGGCTCCTATGTGCCAACTGCCATAGCATCGAGACGTGGCACCGTAAGGATGTGCTAACATAGGTCCCATCGGCCTGGAGCTGATAGCGGACATTCCTGACTGGTTCGGGAAGGCTGCGAAAGTAAGTGTAGTACCGAACCCACAAGTCGAGCCAACAGAGGCTCGCACAACCCTAAGGAATGAATAAATGACAGCTACGATGGCCAACGTCGATGCGGCGTTGAAGAATGACTACCAGCCTCTGATCCGTGAGCAGCTTCGCAACTACTGGATGCTCCTCTCCCAGGTCGAGAGCAACACCAAAGATGTCCAGGGTCGCTACGCCGTGCTCTCACTGCACGTCGGCCGCAACTCCGGTGTCGGCGCTCGTGCCGCCTCCGCCGCCCTGCCTGCCGCTGGCAAGCAGAGCTACGCAGAGCAGCGGGTTGCGATCACTCGCAACTACGCACGCATCGGCATCGACGGTGACCTCATCGAGGCATCTGCTTCGGACAAGGGTGCGTTTGCCCGGATGCTCGAAGCCGAGCTGAACGGCGCAATGACCGACCTGAAGAACGACGTTTCCCGTCAGCTCTTCAACGACTCCACCAAGAGCATCGCTCAGTGTGGAACGACCTCATCGGACAACACGATCGTGCTCACCAGCCCGACCGCAATCCAGATGCGCCAGTTCCACGTCGGCATGGTCGTCGACATCGGCACCACCGCCGACTATGACGCTGTCGCTGCGGGTCGCTCGATCACCGCTGTTGACCGTACCGCTGGTACGATCGACATCGATGGCGCTGCGGTCACCACGACCAGCTCCCACTACATCACCCGTCAGGGCTCCGACGGCAACGAACTCACCGGTCTCCGGGAAATTGTCGCCAACTCGGGCACCCTGTTCAACGTCGATCCCACGTCCGTCCCGGACTGGAAGTCGGTCGTGAACAGCACCGGTGGCACCCCCACCGAGGCGCTGTTCGAGAAGGTCATCGAGGATGTTCACTTCGAGAGCGACCAGGATGTCAACCTCCTGGTTACCACTCGTGGGGTTCGTCGGGCCTTCGCTGCGACACTCCAGACCCTCAAGCGCTTCACCGACACGGTCGAGGTCAAGGGCGGCTTCTCGGCCGTCACTGTCTCGGCTGGTAACGTCGAGGTCCCGCTTGTCGTGGACAACGACTGCCCGGCAGCCACGGCGTTCTTCTTGAACACCAACCACCTCTGCCAGCATCAGATGGGCAACTCCTGGGCCTTCATGGACCGGGATGGCTCGACGCTGAAGTACGTGACTGGTTTCGATCAGTACGAGGCGGTCATCTACAACTACCACGAGCTGACCACTGACCGGCGCAACGCCCACGGTATTGCCACCGGTCTCACCGAGGCGTAAGCCTTACCAAGAGCAATACCCAGCAACCATAGGGAGTCCCTCGCTACGGCGGGGGGCTCTCTGCTATACTCAGGCACATGGATGCTGCGCACGATACCTTCATGAAACGCCGAGCCGAGCTACAACGGGCAGGCGAGGACTACCAGCGAGACTTGGCTTACGGCCGTGGGGACTGGCAAGGCGACCGAGCCTTGGTCCTATACCACCGCCCGCTCACCGACGAGATGGAAGTCTGGTACGAGCTGCCCAATGTGAAGCCGGTGCTGGTCCTCAAAGAGGCCGTGGCCGACTTCGACATCGCCAAGCTCTGCGGAGCCCTCGCCTACGCCGACAACCGCAACGTCAGTGTCGAGCAGAAGATGGCCAACGCAGATGCCAAGAACGACGCCATCAAGGCGGACCAGGCCCGGCAGACCGAGGACCAGAAGGACGAGTTCACGGATCGGATGTTCCACGCTGTCCGTAGGGATACCGGCAACCACATCTCCCCGCTCACCGTTTCTGATAAGATGAAACGATGAAGCTCTTTCCCCTGATCAAAGGTTCCGAGAAGCCACCAGAGAAGAAGAAGTGGCCAACAGCTCGGTTCGCCGAGAGCGGGAGCGAGGCGGCTGACTCCATCGCCGCAGCCCGCAGGAAGAAGAACAGGAAGAGCTAATGCAGCTTTCAGCTATTCGCACAGATGTCAGAGTTGCGGCAGGGTTCGACGCCTCGGACCCTCTAGCTTCTGACACACAACTCAACAGTCTGATCAACCGAGCCGTACGGACGGTCAACGCTATGCGAGACTGGGATTGGAGGAAGGCGTCAGAGACGATCACCACGGCGAACGGCACCACGGCCTACGCCAGGAATGCCCGAGCTATTCGTACCATCCGCATCGAGGACACCGAGGAGGGTGACCTCCTTGAGATGATCACCCCCGAGGCGGCTACCCGGTACAACGACATGACGGGCCGTCCGGTCTTCTGGTTCGTAGAGGACGGCGAGATCAACTTCGTGCCCACCCCGGACGGGGTCCGCACGTTCAAGCACGTCTACCTCCAGGATGAGGCGACCCTCTCCGACGACACAGACGAGCCCCTCGTACCGGATGACGCAATCGACATGGTCATCCTCAACGCAGCTATCTCGCTGCTCGCTCGCACCGACGACACCAGCCAAGCCCGCCTCCTTGAGCGGGAGCTGACACGGGTCAGCGAGGCCCAACTGAAGAACGCCCGCAGAGCCCGAGGCGCTGCGATCGTGAAGACCCGTCGAGACTGGTCCAGGTACGGGACGGGGCTCTAATGTCCCAGCGTAAGACAAAGCAGTTCGGGACGAGCACATGGAAGAAGGGTTCACGGGGCCTTCTCGGTCCGTGGGCCACAGACCAGGCTCGCATCGTAGACATGCGTCTGGCCCTCGACGGCAGCCTCATCCCGAGGCCCCGCTTCGAGGAGTATATCGATCTCACGTCTCGGACCTCCAACTCCGCCGTGGTGTTCCCCGCCCGGTACTTTGACACCTCGATCCCGACGTACCGGGATGGGTACTTCATTGGTGACTCCACGAGCTGTGCCTTCCATCTGTCCGGCTCGGCATCGTCGTTCGCCACCGGCACCGGTCTCGCCGCAGTAGACACCAACACCACGATCACTCAGATCTCCGGGACGCAGTGGCTCGCTGGTCACTGGCTCATTGACCTCAAAGGCACCACCGGCATCACGGTGACCAACGTATTCACCGCACTAGAGGCGGCGTTCGAGCCTGGCACCCGCACCACCACCGTGAACGGTAGTACCGTGCACCAGGGACGTGCGTTCTACTGGGGTACGATCTACAACGCCAGCTCCGTGCTGGAGCAGGCCAACCGGATCTGGTACTCCGATCCTTACGACTACTCCGTGTTCACCTCGGCCACTCAGTTCTTTGACGTGGACTCCGACGTTGAGGGTTGCGCCTCTGTCGGCTCGAACCTCTTCATCTGGACGATCACCGGGGACTGGTACGTGCTCCAGGGCCGAGGCGATCCAGCGGACGGCACACTCAACTCACTCGGCAAAGGCCGCATCCCTGGTCTTCGTAGGATGGCCGTCCGCCAGGACAACGCCCTGTACTTCCTCGCCTCGGATAAGAGCGCCATCGTGCGAGTCACCGAGGGCGGGCTGATCGACGACACCTCCCTCGGTCGCCTCGGGTTCGATGCGGACGGCGAGATATACATCTCCAACCTCGCACCCACGCCTACGGCCAGCAGCCTCAGCAACAGCATCTACGTCCCCAACGACATCCCGGAGTCTGATGAGTTCCACGCTCGCCACCTCTGGAACGGGTGCTGGACGGAGGAGACCCTGTCGGGGTCGTTGTCCTTCACCACCTCGTTCGTGGGGACCAACGAGAGCAACAACACCGAGATGCTCGCCCACTTCGTAGGCGGCAACTGGGTCATCAACCAGCGGCAGATCTTGGCCAAGGGTCCCATCGAGGACGTTGGTGCGATCGTACACGCCGAGGAGCCCGAGGGCGTAATCGGGTTGCCGAGGATCTACGATCCGATGCACCCTGTCCGGGTCGGCCGTGTCATCATCGATGGCCGGTACTGGAAGGGCGGGGACTACTCCAACCCGACCCTCGGCGTGACCGCTGTGGATGGTAAGGGCGGTACGCACACTTCCGAGACCGGCCCGAGCGCCGATGCCCTCGCCACCCTGCCGGACGGAGAGGGTGTGCCGATCCGAATGGTGGTGCAGCCCGCCTCGGACGGGTTCACCCCGTGGACGCACTTCGTTGACCTCACCATCGATAGCCTGTTCAGCATCGCCATCGAGAACGTGACGGTGGAGTACGAAGTGTCCAACGCCAGGAACCACTAATGGCTGTTCCAGACTGGCTAGGGTTCCCCAAAGAGGGAGACGACGCACCACGGTGGGGTCTACGGGCCAATGCGTGGATGAACGAGCTGAGAGGCTGCGTCACCGATCTGAGCACACGAGTGGGTGTGCTGGAGGCCACCCCCACTGGGGGGACTTGGGCTGCGTACACCCCCACCGTGACTGGACTATCGATGACCGGACAGACCAGCAGGTACACCACTGTCGGCAAGCTGTGTGTGGTCACCTATCTGGCCGAGGTAGTCTCCTCATCCAACACCTTCGTCACAGTGTCCCTTCCGGTCAATGCGGCTTCTCACCTCGTAGGGAGGACTGGTCACGGGCAGGCCTACGCCGACGACATCTCCTCTAACCTCCGTTACGAGGGCATCATTCGGTTTGACTCGGCGACTACGTTGTCCTTCCGGTACCCGAACTTCACCAACTTCGCCACCACAGCTTGGCACGGCAACTCTCCCGCTCAGCCTCACGCCTGGGCGGGCGGGGATTTCTTGGACTTCACCTTGTCCTATGAGACCGTGTAGTGTGGTATCCTGATCCACATGGTCTCCCTTTATCAAAAAGCAATTCAGGCTGGTAGCGGACCCTCTCTCACGATGACTCACCGGCATCGGGCGGGCGCTCGGGGAGGCGGAGGAGTGGTTACTCCTGCCGGTCTTACGATCATCAATGATCGTGCGGCGGGGTTCTTCGTCATCGATGAGGACGCTCAGGAGTATGACAACAAGGTCCCGTCCACCAGTGACAGTATGGTCCTGGGCAGCACCACGGGCGCAGACTCCAACGACCCTGCGCTGTATTCGGCATTTGATCGAGGCAACATACGGATTAACGATGCGGGTAATGACAACTACTTCAGTGTCCCTGATGAGTCGGCGCTGGACATCACGGGAGACATCGACATCAGAGTCGAGGTGGCGCTGGACGAGTACAACACCGGGGCTTCTCAGGACCTGATGTCGAAGTTCCGGCTAACTGGTAACCAACGGTCTTGGCTGTTACGAGTCAACTCCTCCGGGTACCTACAGCTCTTCTGGTCTCCCACGGGCGCAGGCATCACTGGGGCCACATCCCCCTCATCAACCGTACGCCCTAGTACGGTATTCGCCGATGGGGAGCGAGGGTGGCTGAGGGCGACCTTGGACGTAGACAACGGGTCTTCACAGAATGAAGTGAAGTACTACACCAGCACGGACGGCTCCTCCTGGACGCAACTAGGGACCACCATCACTGCCTCTGGCACCACCTCCATATACAACAGCACTGCTGAAGTGTGGGTGGGGGCGTACGACGGGTCCAGTGTCTCGGGACAAGGCCACTACTTTAGGGCTCAGGTATACGACGGTATAGACGGTACTAAGGAGTTGGACATCGATGTCCACACCGACAACTCTGCCGGTAGCCAGGACACCTTCACCGCCACTACAGGCCAGACAGTCACCCTGACTCGACCTACTTCAGGACTGAAGACGGTATTCATCCCCGCCAACAAGTTCATTGCTCAAACGGACGGAGTGGATGACTACCTTGCTCTGCCGACTGATTGTACGCCGACCTTCACTGCAACTACCGGGGAGTACTCCTTCCTGGTTTCCCTGCGCCAGTTCAGGCAGCCTGGCAGCGTCAACACCATCTTCAGTAGCGAGTCGGCTCACCCCCGAGGACTAGCCGTTTACTCAACCGCAGGGGATCTGGTGGTAAGAGTGGGAGGCGACGGGGGCAACAGCACCAGAACGCAGGTAGGGTCTGTGGCGGATGGAAGTGTTATCACCGTGGGAGGCGTAGTAGACGATGGGCTCCTGGCGGGGTACAGCCATAGTGATGGACTCACTACGACATCGTCTATCGGTGCCGTAGGCACCATAGTCCACAATGATGTCCGAGTAGCTATGCGAGCCTTCGTTGCCTCGCTTGGTTCGGACATAGATGTGTTCTCGGTCGCTGTGTTCCAGGATGCGTTGACTGAAGAAGAGCTAGACGATGTATCCGACTACATGGAGTCCCTGATATGAGTGTCCTCAGATTCAGCCAAGAAGAGATTGTAGCCATCCGAGCCCACCCCCTACCGTGGTGGTCCCAGGAGGCCCGGTGGTTTAATGGTCGAGCTGCCCCTGGCACTCCAGCAGAAGAGACGGACGAGAATGGAGACCCCACCGGCTTCTACCTTATGTCCGACTCTAGTATCGATGTCTGGGATCACTACATCCTAGATGTCCTACGGGCAGGATGGCAGTACGCTGCCGCCCAGGAGGACGGCGATTCGTTGATCGCCATGCAACAGGAACTCGATTGGGAGGAATGGGATCGTATCCTCTACGCCAACGAGACCGGATTGCTCGACAAGGAGACCTCGGTGGTTCGCATCATGGGGTACCTGGTCAGCCTTGGAAGATCTCTCCAGGTGCCAGACCCCGTGGATGAAGAGGATAATCCCCTCATCTCCCCGGACCCGATCATGCTTTCCGACCTGCCCGAACGGCCGTCATGAAAGGGGGCAGCCAGATCTACTGGCTGCTCTGGTTCGTCGTGGGCTTCGGGGTCCCAGAGTACTTCGGCATCAAACACCCGGAGTTCTCTACCCTCACAGCCACCGTTAAGTGGTTGTGTGATAGCCTTCCTCTTGTCCTGTCTCTCGTCCTGTCTGGTGCTATTAGCGCAGCGCTTCTGTGGCTAGCGAGTGTGCACTGGATATGGAGGATTTGGGATCGTCCTGGGTTCGATAGTGTGGAGGCCGGGATCACTCTGATAGGATTCCTACTAGGGGTATCTGCCGCCCTAGCTACACGCAAGTCCCCGCCCACCCTACCCGACCGGTCATCAGCAGCACCCCCAACAGAGGAATAGGCTATACTAGTCTCATGTTCGTTTCCGAAGCAGTAACCGTAACCACGTCCGCAGCCGTGTTGGTCGACCCCGATAGGGGCCGCATCGGCACTGCTTCCGCTCCCCAGCTTTGGGTGATCTACAACAACGACGCCTCCGAGAGTATCTACCTCGGCGACGACACGGTCACCTCCTCCACGGGCATCCCCGTGAAGGCCGGTGAGTACTTCACCATCCCGCTGTGGGGCAAAGAGCAGATCTACGCCATCGCTGGTGCGTCCGTGAATGTCCGGCTCGCCCACACCAACGGCGTGGACGGCGGCACTCCTCCCGTCTTTGAGCTGTAGTACTGTGGTATCCTACGGAGTATGGCAACTCCCTGGGAAACAGAGCAGGCCCGACGCAAGGCGCTCATTGAGCAGATCTACTATCAAGAGCTTGGTCGGAGCGACGTAGACGCAGAGGGTATGAAGTACTGGATGGACCAGGCTCATACCCTCAACAACGACAGCAAGCTGCGGGACTACATCCGTAGCGCTGCCGGTGTGACCGGACCAGCCGTCAATCCTGACCTCACCAAGGATCAGACGTATGCTGCGTACCTGCGGCAGATGCAGTTCGACGAGGCCGGTATCCAGACCAGCCTCGATCGAGCACGCACCAACGCCCAAGCGGCCATCGCCGCACAATCCCCGCTGTTCGACCAGCAGAGGGCGCAGGCGCAGGACAACGTGAACGACAGCTTCGAGTCCCGAGGCATGTTCCGCTCCGGTGGTCGCCTCGCCGCAGGGGCAGAGTCCCGAAACGCCATCGACACCAATCAGCGCCAGTTCGAGACCGGCCAGAACCAGAGCATCGCAGACGCAGAGTTCAGTGCCTCCCAGGACATTGCTTCTCTCCGTAGGCAGAAGGCCGAGCAGGAAGTTGCCGCTCGCAACCGGCTGACCCAGGGCAGCGTCAAGTAATGGCGACCGCAGGCGGTTACACCTACGACGACCACAACGCCGGGGCAACCCAGAGCGTCCAGAACGAGAAGCTCCAGCTCCTCAAGTCGATCGCACAGCACGGCTCCCGTGGCCAAGAGGTCTACGAGATGGAGAAGGCTGCCGAGGCAGCTCGACGTGCAGGTGCGATCACCGCCTCGACCGATGCGGGCTCGACGATGACCAACACAGATACGGTCACCGCCGAGCTGGCACGCAAACGGGCGGCGCTCAACGCTGGTCTCGACACGGCGGCAGCGAGCAAGGGCACACAGTCTGCCGACGACTTCGCTCGGCTCTCCGCAGCCTCCGGTGCGTACATGGACCAGACTGGTGCCTCGGCCGCACGTAACACGGAGATCCTCCGGGAAGAGCTGATTGCCGCTGGTGAAGAGAGGGACGCAGCCGCAGCCGCTGCCGCTCGGAGCGCTGCCAGCCGCAGCTACAGCCCGTCCGGGAGCAGCAGCTCCGACGATTCCGGCTTCAGCTACAACTACGAAGAGCCCTCGACCACGCCTCTCACCGAGAGCAGCGATCCGGCCACGGTCGCCAACGCAGTGCGGGACCAGCTCTCAGCGATGCAGTCTCAGGGCGTGGGCTCCGAGGCGATGGGTGACTGGCTCGTGGACTACCTCGATGCCAGCCCGCTCGGCGCAGCGCAGATCGCTCAGATCACCGCCAGCATGGACAACTCCTTCGGGCTCACGGATTCCGGTAAGGCCGGTAAGTCCGAGCTGAAGGACTACTTCTACCCGGAGGCCCCGACGACCAAGCAGGCTGAGACGGCCTCCTCTGCGGACAACAAGTACAAAGCTCAGGCCAAGACCGCCACCAAGCCGAGCACGACGAAGAGGACCACCTCCACCTCCACCCGCAAGTTCATCGTGCCGAAGCCGGTTGCGAAGAAGGAGCCCATCAAGATCTCCACCTCGGAGTACAACAAGATGAAGGCGGCGGGCGTCTTGAAGTATACTAGGAACCTAGGCCGAGGGTACACCTCGACCAGGACTTACACACTCTCTGAGTGGAACAAGCTGCCGGTTGCTGACCAGGAGAAGATCATGGAAGCCTACGAACTCCACAAGAAGAACACCGCCTCAGGATTCCGTTCGAGGAATATGCGGTAATGGGGAAGCTGGACGATCGCCGAACAGGCAGCTCCACCTCCTCCGCAACCAGCACGACAAGCGCATCCTCCGCAGGGGGTAGCTCTCGTCTTGAGCGCCGTAGGCAGCTAGCCGCACAGACCGAGCAAGCCGAGGAGATCGGCAAGATCAACGCTGCCCAGCGTGACATCGATCTCGTGGTAGAGGGCAAGCCCGAGCAGGTCAAGGACTGGAAGAACATCGCCTCGCTCGCCACCAGGCTGAGCACGGTAGAAGATCCGCAGGCCAAGGAGACGCTGAACGCTCTCCTCTGGACCTACGGTGAGCAGATCAAGCCTCACACCGAGGCGATCGGTGGTAAGTACTGGTGGGACCAGAACTACACCGAGCAGCCCGAGGTTGACCGGCCCTGGTACGCAGGCATCGTTGAGGGCGCAGCCCCGGTGTTCGACTACCTGGACCAATGGGGCACCTCGGCCCGCTCCGCCATCGCTGGCGTCGAGTCAGCACTCACAGACGACGGGCTCTCCGCTGGCGATGGCATCCGCCACGCTGTGCGGCAGGGCACCAGGGCCATCGATCCGACCCGAGCCCTCCCTGGGTTCGACGGGATCTCCGGTGGACTTGAGAACGTAGAGGACCCAACGATCATCAAGAGCGGAGACGGCCAGCGGGCCAAGCTGCTCGACAACGATGGCGACGGACAGCTCAACTTCCGTGAGGCGCTCGGCAAAGAGGCAGACAGCGGCGGCAAAGGCCTCGCCATAATCGACTTCATCGGCTCCATCGTCACCGACCCGACGACGTACGTTACGTTCGGCGGCTCGGCGATGGCCAAGACCGGTATGCGTGCTGCCGAGGAGGCAGCACAAGAGATGGCCGAGTCCGGCATCAAGGGCATGTCCCGAGAGCTGGCCGAGGAGATGAACCAGACGATCGCTCGTCAGGGGTTCAAGGCTTTGAACGAGGAGCAGCAACAGCTCTACAAGTCCCTCCTCCGCCACGCCAATGACCTCGCTGCCGAGAAGGGCGGGCGCACGACGACCCGTCTGGGCCGGGATCTGGTCGAGACGCAGCTAGAGGCTGTCGGACGTGGGGGCCAGTCCGGTATGAGGCTGGCCGGGAGCACGGTTATCGCCCCATCCAAGCTCGGTGACCTCGGTAGGGCCACCGGATTGCTCGGAGATGTGGCCTATGGGCGCAAGATTCTGGACGAAGGCGGCGAAACACTCACCACAGTCATCCGAGAAAGCGTCCAGCAGGGGCTTGTAGGGCGTCTCAGGGACATCCCAGCCGTCGACAAGGCTCTGAGCAGCCTCGACCTCTACGGGGCCGTCAGGGCTCGATTTGGCGGCGCTGTGGCGGACGGGCTGAGGGAGTCCCTGTCCATCACACGCTCCCAGGAGAACGAAGTCAAGGAGGTCATGGTCCGCATGGGTGCGGATATGCACAAGAATGGCCTCCTCAAGAACGCAATCGAGGAAGTTGGGGACCAGGAAACCCTTGAACGGGCCATGAACGAGTTCATGTCCTCCGGTGGTAACCTAGATGAGGTGGTCTCCGTAGGTGGCGAGGCCACCAAGCAGCTCTTTGAGACGATGGTCGACGTTCGGACCGAGATCTACCAGGCTACGCTCCGTGGAATGGGGTACAGCCGGGAAGATGTGGGCCGGATCATCGCTGGAGACCTCGCTCCCCCCTCGAACCTACGGGATATCAACACATACGTCCCCCGTATCCTCACTGACGCAGTCCGCAACGACTCAAAGCTCCTCGCTGAGATCAGAAACCTCTCAGACGACGCAGCGAAGGACATTGAGGGCGGCGGAGTCAGCGATGGGTTCCTCAAGCGGCGTGGTATCGCCCGATCGATGGACGATCTGTTCGAGTCCAACGATGAGGCCAAGCGAATCTTCGATCATCTCGACATCGACGCTCCCGAACAACTGTTCGAGACCAATGTTCCCGCTGCCCTGGTGGCGAGGAGCGAATCAGCCTTCCGAGCTGCCGCAGATGTGGACTTGCTTGACAATCTGGCCGACCTAACCGGGCCAGGCGGTATTCCCCTCGGCTTCCGTGCCGTAGGGGACGCCTCCCTCACCGCCGAGGCGATGGCAGAGAAGATGATCAAGGATGCGGGCGGCAGGCTGGCCGATTATCGCAAGGTCACCCTCCCCAACGGCACGGTCTACCGTGTGCACGAAGAGCTGGCCGCTCCCCTTGAGGATGTGCGCCGGATCTTCGGAGATCCGAAGGAGATCTCGGCGTTCGGCAAGTTCTTCGACAAGATGAACAACCTCTGGGCCGTGACCGCCACAGTCGGCGCAGTCAACCCCGGCTTCCACGCCAGGAACTCGCTCGGCAATATGTTCAATGCCTTCCTCGGCGGCACCCGAGACCCCTCGGTCTTCGGTAAGGCCGCTGCGCTCCAGGACAAGCATCGGGACATCATGAAGGCCGTCCGTGAGAGCGGCGAGACCTTCGAGACCGCAGCCCGCAACCTAGACATCGACCCCAAGGACTTGGACGTGCTGCTCCAGGCCCGCAAGCTCGGTGTGCTCGGTGATGGCCGGTCCCTCGATGTCCTACGGGAGACAGCCGGTGAGGGACAGGTCGCTAAGGCAGGCAGCCGGTTCAACCCTATGTCCGAGAAGAGCCTCCTCACCTCGATGGGCCGCACAGTCGGTGGCGGGGTCGAGGGCAACGCCCGCCTCGGTGTCTTCATCGATCAGCTCAACAAGGGTGCTAGCCCGCAGGCAGCAGCAGCGCACACGAAGCGCTACCTGTTCGACTACGGCGATCTCACCCGCTTCGAGAGCGAGACCCTGCGCCGAGGCGCACGGTTCTACACCTTCACCCGTAAGAACGCAGCGCTCCAGGCGTACGCCCTGACCAGGTACCCTGGACGGGTGGCCAACGCCGAGGAGACCGTGAACCAGCTCATCGAGCTGGCGACCGGGACCCCCGAGCACGGTGAACAGGACGTACCTCCGTGGATGAAGGGCGCTCAGGTGCGCAGCCTCGGCGGAGCAGACGCAGCCGTGGACTACGACACGCCGTTCTCCTCGTTCATGGAGACGGTTGGTCTGGTGTCCCCACTCATCCCGGACAACTCCCCCGAGGCAGCCTTCCGTGAGCGGGAGAGCTTCATCTCCAGGTTCGAGAGCCTGTTCTCTGGCGTAGGCGCTAGCACGATCGACTACCTGGAAGAGCAGAGGACCGGTCGTGACTCGTTCACGGGCCGGGTGCTCACGCCTCCGGGAACGATGAAGGACGGCGAAGATGTCGGTAAGCTCCGAGATCACTGGCTGTTCCGAGCAGTAGACACAGCGGCTCCGGTCACCTCCCGCCTTGAGCGGCAGGGCCGGAAGCTCGGTGTTGGTGCCAACGGCGAGGACCAGGAGCCCACCGCCCTGGCGCTGGCCAACATCCTGGCAGGTCTCCAGACCTACGAACTGGACGACGACACGGATGACACCTCACGCTATGTGACGGAATCTGTGCTAGCTGATGCGCTTGAGGATCTACGCAACAGGGGTATCGATGTTCCCTCGCTCGACGAAGCTCGGGCAGCGGGAGAGCTGGCACTCAAGGACCGTGTGGTCGAGGCGCTGCTCTACTCGTGGGAAGAGACTGAAGACGGCGAGCTGGTGTGGTCCGAAGCGGCCAAGGATGACCGGCTCCTCAACATCCTGCCCAAGGATGTGCGGGTTGCCCTCGGTCTCCCGGAGCCGAGCACGGCTCAAGGCACGAGCCGGGGTGCACGCCCCGAGTACGCCGAGGGCTCCGAGGGAGCTGCGGCCGTACAAGCGTTCGATGACGCACAGATCATCGGGGCCATCTCCCAGTACCTCGGCCGTGAGCTGAGCGACGATGAGCTGGCCCGTATGCTGGTAGCCCTGCCGGGTGCGCCGAGCAACTCCATGCTGGAGGATGAGGGCCTTGAGCCGATCCGTACCAGCAACAGGTTCGACCCGAAGGCGGTCGAGGATGAAGAGGCCGCACGAAGCGAGGCCATCGCAGCGTTCGAGCAGCGAGCTGCCAACGTTGGTATGGATCTCGACTACCTGCGGGAGCTGCGACCAAGGCTGTCGGACTTCGAGCGCCTGCTTCAGGAAGCCGAGTCGGCGAACGTGGCCCACGACGATCTCCTCACATACATCATGTACGCCAAGGACGAAGGCGGAGGAGGCATCCTCTCCCGCAACGACAAGGCGTTCCTCAACGTCCTATACGGTGGCGAGGCGATGGACGGAGCGTTCGATATCACGAGCACTCGCATCCCGGAGTTCACCGAAGAGGATGCGGATAAGGCACGAGAGAAGGCATGGCAGGTCGAGAGCGAGATGCGGCTTGTCGCTGATCTCTGGGATCTGCCCCAGCCGACTGACCAACAGGTCCGGGACTACATCCTCAACGTGCAGATGTCCGGCGCTGAGCTGGACCTCCTCGATGAGGTCAACCTCCCCAATGCGAAGAACCGCAAGGATGTCCGATCGTACCAGCAGAAATATGAAGACGCCTCCCGAGAACGAGAGGCGTCTACAAGTGGTCTTCGGTTTGAGAACTAGCTAGGAACGCTTGCCCCTGCCAGTCATGTGAGCCCTGGTTGCTCGGCGTGAGTCATCCATATGGACCTGCTTACGCTTACGCTTCTTGCTCTTACGGAGGGCGCTGGTGGTCTTGCCCGCCTTCATTGTGGACTTACCGCCAGGCTTGCCGCCAAGAGCAGCCTTGGTTCCCTCGGCCATGTTAAGTACAGAGCCCTTGCCCGCCTTGGACCCTGACTTGCGGCTCTTACGCCTGCGTGCGATCTTGTCTGCGGCAGATTCTTGGCTCAGGGAGAGGCCGATCTTGGCCTTGCGCTTGCTTCCCCGTAGGTCGACGACGTGCTTACGTCCTCGCTTGGCGGTTTCTTCGTCGTATTTCACCATCAGCTCAGCTCACTCAGCTCGGCTTGGAACTGGGCCTTGGTCTGGACACCAGCTAGCTGACTGATATAGGCGAAGGTTGCCTCGATCGCCAAGACGATGACACCGAATTGGACCTCGGTGATATCGATAGCGTTAAAGGCCACGCCTACGGCGAACACGGCATTGATGAGTCGGATGAACCCCGGCTTGGTCGAGAGGAATCTCTTGAGAGCAGTCATGATCCTAGCATACCATGGTTCCCGGACCGGGGCCGGGTAATGGAGCTGTGCCATTACCCGACCCAGTAGCTCGTGGTCAATCGGGATCATGTGAACCGAGGCCCCGTGCCTGCCTTGCGTTCCCTCACGTAGGACTTACAATGCCCACACTGGTACTGTTGGTACTCCACCGTGTTGGTGGTGACTGTGCCCCGTTTCATCATACGACCCTCGCCGCCGCACTTCGGGCAGGAGTTGAGGCGACCGGAGATGATGGCCATGTTCGGGTGGTTATCGATCCACCCGTTTTTCAGGTAGGTCTCGTATACCTGACTGAGGAGCACCACGTCCTGAACGTTGTAGTCCCTCATGGTCTGCCACATATCCGGGTCGGCGTTCTCGTAGATCTCTTGCCACATCTCGAAGCCGAAGTGGGGGAGCTTCTTACCGAGACCGAGGAACTTGCCGATGTCGTTTAGCGAGTTGCTGTTCATGCGGAAGTGCCTACGGGAGACGAGCGTGGTGTCCACTTGCTTGTATGGCCGAGGCCGCTCAAGCCCGTGGTAGAGGAACCGGGTCTGTGTTTCCTTCTGGTCGAAGCTGTTGCCGTTGTGGGCTACGATGACATCGGCCTGGTCGAAGAGCTTCCACAACTCTTGCGCCACCTGCCGATCGTCACGCCGGTTGCGCTTGTACGCCCTGGCGAAGTCTGTCTGCCCGATGACCTGGATTTCGTCGTCGCCCTGCCCGTACCACTTGTAGGCGAAGCAGAAGAGATGCTTCTGCTCGACGAAGTGCATGACATTCTGCTGCCACTTGGCCCAGGTCGAGCCGACGTTGTAGCTGGTCTCGATGTCGTATATGAGGATCTTCGGTTCTTTCATTCTGTCTCCTTGTCTCGGAGCTGGGTTCGGAGTCTGGCGTTCTCGTCACGTAGCTCACTGATGATTGATCGCAAGTCTGCGATGTTGCTCTTATTCTGGCTGAATGCGAGTCGAATGGTCCAAATCAATAAACCGCCCACACTGACTCCGCCGACTAGCTCGGGGATGTCAATGAGATCTGTAGTCGACACAGCGATGAAGCCAAGGTAGGGAAGGGACACCTTCGCCATCCATGACGCTGGTAGCCCAAACATCACTCGATCTCTGCCTCCATCTGGCCTAGGTGCCAGGTCAACATGAACACTCCTACTGCTCCGAAGAGCGCTGCTGTTCCCCATACGTTGGTTGTTCCTCCGTGGGCTAGAGTGGCGAACCCTTCAGCCCGTCCCCAAGTGGCAAGTACCGATAAAGGAAGGGCCAGTTGGTGCAGTAGATGAGATGGTTGTAGTGTCAAAGCTATTAATACCACCACATACCCTAGCAGTAGAACAGAGATATCAAGTCCTGCGAATGTAGTACCTACGGTGGAGAACTGCTGAATAGTACTGAACGCAAGGGCCATGCTGGCGGGCACAGCCCTTGCGGCCACTTCATCTCTCATCCTTGAAGCGCCAATAGATCGCCGATGAACCGTTGGTACGCCTCCTCGGCGATTGCCTCGGAGCTGACACCTCCGCCTGCGGGCTGGTCCACCTTGGTGGCGAGCGCCTGGAGGGCGGCCCGATCGGCGGCAAGCCGGACGGTGAGAAACTCGTGAGAGATTACACCGAGCGGGGTTCCATTCTCGACCTGCTCGATCCAGTACTTCAGACCTTCGGGGTCTGAGGGCCGACCGAGGATGTCGTTGTAGAGCTTCTCGATCTGTTGTTCGTTGTCCATGTTTGGTACCTCTTCCGGTTGTACGTCGAGCAGTGCCCGAGCGTGGTTGTATGCGTATGCGAACTCGGCGAGCTGATCGCCAGGGCAAGCCGTGCTTGCTTCGTTGTCGTGACGGTGGCCCACTACCACCACGTCCTCGGGGCTGCCGAGCTTGGAGTCATTGGCCCGGAGGTACTCGATGGCATCGGTGAGCGCATCGAGCATCTCGGGGGTGGCGACTTCGCCTTCTCCGATGAGGAACACGATGCCGTAGCTGTCGCTGTTCTCGCCCTTGGTGTGTCCGCCTGCGACATTCGGTCCTCGAAGCTCGAAGATGCGTGCGCTGCGGCCGATGGCCAAGGAGTAGGCGATGTCTGACCAGCCTCGGGTCCCCTGGTGGAACCGCTGTACGGACTGGAGGATCTGCTCGTCCGTCATGTGCTCCGAATAGGCCGGGCCTAGCCAGTGTACAAACACCCGGTCTCGGGTGGATGCCATGCCTCTGTGGCTCTTAGGGGCTGATGCGCCCCACTCTTCTCTGGTTACGATGTCCATTTAGATCTCCGTATCTGTGTTGTCGTTCTCTGTCAAGTCTACTACAGATCTGTCTAGCATCACGACACGCATCTGTTTGGTAGCTGCACTCCCCGTCAGCGAGGGCGCTACGGCCACACGGCCCTGTTCTCCGCCGTGCTCGGCGATCAGGAACGAGGTCAGGCCCTTGGCTGTGGTGGTCGGCAGCACGATCGACGGGTGGTTCTTCGCCTCCCGTACGAGGTTCGGTGTGCTGACCATGATCTTGCCGTCCTGCTCCCACACGGTCGGGTGCAGGGTGTTGTTCTCCAGGCAGATGTGCACCAGCTCCAGCACCGGGTTGGTGCGCCCGGCTTCCTGACCGGCCTGGACAACCAGGCTGAGGTCAAGGTCAGGCATCTGATACTCAGGGTCGAACGACTGGAGGAACGAGGTGAGGAGGTTCCATCCGTAGGTCAGCACCCTGGCGTTGGCCTCCTGCCTAGGGCGGAGAGCATAGCCAGACGGTGGCAGGTCCGGGGCTCGGAACACTGCGGGCTCCTCGACGCTGGTGTCCGCCTCAAGCAAGGACCGTAGGTATGCGTAAGCGAACCCACGGGTGTCGAGATCGAGCAGCGGATCGAGGTCCCCTCTGCCGTCAGCGGTGAGGTTGACCAGGACCATGCGGTCTGTGTGGCTGGTCTCTGTGAAGCTGTCCTCGCCGGACACGATGATCGGAGCCAGCGTACGGATGCGCCGGACACGGCTACGGTTGCCCTCGGAGCCTCCCTTGCGGGACTCCTGACCAGTGTATGCGTCACGGATGAGCTGGTCGAGGCGGTTCTTCGCATCCTCCCGAGCACCAGGGCGGTACTCATCGAACACCAGGGGGAAGCCGTTACTCGTGTCGAGCATGACCTCTACGCCGTAGGCTGTGGAGGAGGTGAGGTTGGCGAAGTTGCGGCTGCCGCTGAATACGCTGGCCAGTTCCTCGGACAGGGTGGTCTTACCGGAGCCGGACGGGCCGGTCACGGAGAGGATGGGGAACTGGTGCAGGGTCGAGCGGATCGGAGCTGCGGCGAGCCACGCCAGGATGGGGGTGGTTACGCCGGGGAGCTGTGTGCTGTACATCGCCTCGAAGACGGCGATCGGATCGACCGGTGCCTCTTCGAGGTGGATGGTGTCGGTGTACCCAGGGCTGGCCTCGCCCTCGACGTAGTGCACGTCTCCTTGGCCGAGGCTTCCCCCGTCCCATACGAAGTTGCCCTTGTAGAGGCCGACCTGGTCGGTGACCCTGCCCTCGGGCAGGAGCGCAGCTTCGTGGTCGAGGAGGGCAGCGAGCTGCTGGACCATAGCGTCGGAGCCATACCAGCGGCATTGGTGCGGTGCCCCCCACGAGCGGAGACCACTCGCACTCGTGAGGGCCACCGCAGGGAGAGTGGTAACGATGTTATGTGGGAGGAGACGACCCGAGTACGATCGTTCCCCACTCTCCCCGATCAAGATCGAGGTGGGGATGAATGCCCAGTTGGTCTTCTCGGCGAAGACTGGTTCACCCTGCTTGGTATTAGATGATACACCAAACTGAGAACCCTGCCGAATGAAGCCGTCTGGCGGAGGAGGAACGTGCCGTGCCTGGGAGGGCAGAGCGGCGATCTCCTCGGGGTAGAGCTTGGCTATGTCCTTGCCCGTAGGCACCACGATGATACGGACCTCGGCACCGATACCGATGAGGTACTCGGTCCACTGGTCTCGGGCTCCACGGCCTGCGTCGTCGGGGTCGAAGGCGATGTACACGGTGCGGCCTGCGAGGTACTCTCCGCCCAGGGTGGAGGGAGGGTTGCCTACGCCAGGCACACCAAGTACTTCGTACTCGTCACCGAGGTGTGTCCACGCTGCCCAGGTGTCCGTCTCGCCCTCGGTGAGGAGGACGGGGAAGTCGGGCTGTGGTTCGCTGAGGCGGAGGAGGATGTTGGCGGAGCCGGACATGGTCCACTTGGACCCGTCATCCCCACGGAAGCGAGCGCCACGGATGTCCCCGTTCTCGTCGGCGAGAAGGAAGACGATGGTGTCGTGCTCGGGGTGGAGGAACACTCGTTCGGCTGGGAGCAGGGCTCCGATGAGTCCGGGCCTGTTGTTCAGGGTGGTGTCCCAGGTGAGCGGGCTGTGTGTGAGGGGTCGGCCGAGGTCCACGAGTGTGGTGATGTTGTCCAGGGAGAGGGTTGGCTTCTCTGTCTGGGTGATGGTGGGGCCGTCCCACTCCTCGGCGATCTGCTTCTGGAGCAGCTCTCGTGCCTTGGACAGGGCGTTGGTTCGGTTGCTGCCGTCGAACCTCTGGATGAGATCGATGACATCGCCTTGGGTGCCCTGCCTACCGTTGGTGCCGGTCTCTCCTCGGTCTCCCCATCGCTCTTCGGACTCTTCACGGTTGGCGATGGTGTGGTAGAACACATCGAACGACGGGTGATCGTCGTCACGGAAGGGGGAGTGGTAGCTCAGGGCTCGGTGGTCCTGGACGCTTGGGCTGTAGCCGTAGTCCTCCATGACGAAGGGGATACGGAGGTGTTCTTTGACTGTGGCGAGGTCGGCTTGACCTGCCTCTGCTCTCGTTATCATGTGGTCTCCTTATGTGTGGTCTCGTTGTGCCGGGGAAGGGACTCGAACCCTACTGAGCCGCACGATGCTGCGGCCACTCTCGCCTAGTTCCGACTAGGCCCGGCTGTTTCTGGCTTCGATCAGCCGCTCTCGTTGACTGGCAAGTACTGACAGGTCAGCTTGCCAGGAACGAGGACGCTCTCGCCTTCCACACAGCTACCCGGAGGGAGCTGGCAGAGGCCGAGGATCTCGTTGCCGTTCACGTCGTAGGACGGGACGAAGTTGTCCGGGTACGATGCGCACGGCTCCACTGGTGGTGCCGGTTCGGGTACCGGCTCCGGTACGGTGACCTCGACTGGAGGTTCGGTGACCGGGGGTGCAGTGGTGGTGGGCTCGGGCTCGACGACCGTGGTGGTCGGCTCGGGCTCGGGCTCGGTGGTCGGAGGCAGGGTCGTGGTCGGCTCGGGTTCCACCGGGATGGTGGTGGTCGTTACCGGCTCGGGCTCTGGTCCGAGGTCAAGTTGGGTGAAGCACACGGCAGGTACGGCCACGCTGTCCCATCCACCAGCCGGGACATGCTCGATGAGGATCGAGCTTGCTCCGTTAGGCAGAGTGACAACCCCACGGGTGACGAGCGATGCGCTCTCCGTCCCGTCTTCGAGGTCTGCGGTCGTGATGCCCAGGACGAACACTCGTTCGCCCTGCTGCTTCGAGGAATCAGAGGCACTGCGTCCTTCGTAGGCATCGGAGGTGGTGATCTCCACCTCGTACTGCCCAGGCTGAAGGTCGACGACAACCTCTGCGGTCTTCGCTGGCGAGCCGGGGCTGTTGATGAACCGGCCTTCCATCGCTACGCAGGTGGTCGGTGCCACTGCTCCTGCCGCTGCCATGAACAGCGACCCGAGGGCCAGAGACAACACAAGAAACAGTGCGCCGAGTACAGCCGCCAGTGCTCGCTCTTCCTTCTTACTGATCACCATCAGTACCCGCTCTCCGAGAAGCCACCACCGGCTGGTGCCCAGGTGGTGGTGTTGTCGAGCCACACCTTGCCGTCGGAGTTGGGGGCCTGCCACCGGATGGTGACGTTAATCTTCTGGCCGACGAGCGCCTTGGCGATGGCCTCTTCCGAGGGGTTGGATGACCAGAAGGCTTCACCGAGTCCGGCACCTTCGAGCTTGGCGAAGAGCCGCTTGTTGTAGCTCTTCTGTCCATCGGTCTTGCCGACCGAGAAGTTGAGCCCGTCGAAGAACTCGCCGCCCTGGTGGGGGTGGCCGTCCTCGATGACCTTCAGCTTGTTGGTGAACTTGGTTGCACCCTTCGTGGTCTTACCCGGAGCGGAGTAGGTGACTTCGCAGAGCACCTTGGTACCCTCGGGCAGATCGTTGTGGTCGAGTGTGGGAGCGAAGCCGCCGTCATCTGCGGCATCCTTCGATCCGGTGTACAGGTCATTGATGTTCATGTTGCCTCCTAGGCGTTAGCGACGGCAATGATGTCCGCCATGTTGGGATTCAATATCTGGTAACCAGCACCGGCATCCCGGTACTTCTCATTCACCAGGTGCATGTTGCACTTGGCCTCCGCTGCGTGGGCGGGGTTGATGTTCATGACCCTAATGACTTGGCCCTCGAACTCTCCCCCTTCTTTGCCCACTGTCTGATAGAGGTAGCCTTCCAGCCGGAAGAACCCGGCCATGTGCTTCCTCATCGCACCCTGGAGAAGGGGGCGAATCGGTGCGGCCTCCATGTCGGAGCCCATCACCACCAGTCCATGCATCCTACGAGCGGCAGAGGGACGGGTTAGGTTCCTCATGTCTCGTACGATCAGCTCTCCGTTGTTGAGGAGTCGTCCCCATGCCTGGTGATCGAACACCGCATTGGGGTCGTACTCTCCTTCGGTATCGGAGACCTCGGTCTTGAGCTGTTTCTGTGATTCGGTGAAGGAGTCGAGCCCGAAGCTGGTGAACGGATGGTCACCGGTCTTGAGGATACGTACCCCTTCCTTGACTTGGTCGAGGTGGGTTACGTCCACCACGACGGAGGTATTCTCGTGCTTGATCTCGGGGATCGGTTCATTGAGTGGGTCCCATAGTACGACGGGAACCTGCACGTCCTCGAAGCCACCCTCGGTGTCGAACACGATGCGATGGCCTGGCATGGAGTGAACGAGCCACGTCTTACCGACGCCCCACCCTCCGTGCACCATCATGAATCTGGTCTTGTCAGTCGTTGTCATCTTGTGTCTCCCTTACGTAGTAGTTCTGTTCAAGAACGAACTCGATGTCATCACCATCATCGACCATAGCACAGATATCCTTGAACGCACATCGCCAAGAACAATCTCTGCTGGTCCGAGGATAGAGCATCGGATCGGCTGTGTCACGGGTCCGAGCGGTCATGATGTCCTGGGCTCGCTCGATGAGCTGTGCCTCGTGGGCCTCCATGATCGTCTCGGTTATTGGGATCTGAGGCACGGCGTAGAACGGGGGCTTGGCCGTGGCCGAGCGCCTCACTCGTCGTGCTTGCCGGTGACGTGCTGCCACTGGTGCTTCTCCGGTGTGCTTCCACCAGGCCCACGAGTAGGTGCGCATCTGGAAGTCGGAGGGGTGGGGGATGTCGAGCGGGCCGACTGTCTTACCGTCATCCACTGTCACCCCGCCCAGTTTGTGGTTGTGCTGGACCAGGTCCCAGGTGCCATAGACCGACACACCAGTTTCGCCGAGCGCAACCTCGAACGGCTGTTCGACGGCGAGGGTGCGGTTGCCCGCATCGATGCCTTCATTCCCAAGCCACTCGACGTATCCTTCGAGCATGATCAGGCACAGCTCTTGGAGTTTGTACCATTCCGGGTCCAGGTCGGGGGTCAAGTCCGGCACCTCAAACCCTTCACGGATGTGACGAAGCTCATGTACCTTCTCTGTTATGGCCAGCATGGCTGAGTTGAATGAGTGCCCGAGATGTATCTCCTCTACGCCAGCGTGGTATACCGTGCCGATGTCCCGCTGTCCCTTGTCCGGCATCCTCCTGCCGCTGTGCTGCGGCGAGAGGCGGCGGGTGTATTGGAGGTTGTGCAACCTGCGGCAGAAGTCCCAAGTGCTGAACTCCGACTGCCGGATTAGATGTGAGATGTCTGTCATAGTCCTAGCTCCTTTCGTTCTGGTCCCGTACACACAAGGTACAGGGCCTTGCGAACAACTTCAAGTTCTTTCTCGGTGAAGTCTCGTTTGTTGTTGCCGTTCTCGATCAGGATGTTCCTGATCCTGGTCCTCTGGCGTTTGTACTCTTCTCGTGTGGCCTTGCTGCGCTTTCTGTTCCACTCCCGGCACTCATCACACATCGTCTTCTCACGTAGGTGGCGTTGGTACCAGTACCCGGTACCATGCGGCCTACGGTGAGGAGGCAGTGGTGGCCTGCCTCTCGTCATCTGATCTCCTTGGCCTGGCGTACGGCATCCCGCACCACGTCTTCCATGCGTCCCTCTTTGTCTATGTCCACACCGACCACGACCTCATCGATCGTGCCCTCGGACACCAGGACGATGGGGCGTACCCGCTCGGTCTGGCCGATGCGCCAGATGCGGAAGATGACCTGCTCGTTGATGGCGTGGCTCCAGCTCTGCTGCGCCAGGATGATCGTCGTCGCCTTGGTGAGGGTCAGGCCCTCGGCACCGGCATCGTTGATCAGCATCACGTCGAGCTGTCCGTCCTGGAACGCATCAACGTAGCGCTGCCGTAGCTCGGTGCCAATCTTGCCGGTGACCATGCCTACGGTGAGCCCGTCTGCTTCCATCTCTCGTTGGAAGAACTCCAGGAGCTTGCGGCTCTCGGCGTATACCACGACCGGTTGGCCTGGGTCCTCTTCCATGATCTCTTGGATGGCGGTGAGCTTGCTGCTCTTCTTGCCGAGGGCAACGACCTCGCCGTCCTCGATCACTGGTGTGGCCGAGGCGGCTTGGCGCAGCCGGATGGTGAGGGCCAGAGGGTTGGGTGCGACGAGCACCTCGTTGTCGATCACAGCGAACAGCTCGTCGAGCAGCGTGCGGTAGATCTTCTTCTGGCTGCTGTCCATCTGGCACATGCGGTACTCGGTTGGCAGCTTCTCGGGCATGTCCTCGACAACCTCGGTGAGGGTGCGTCGGATGAACCGAGGCATGAAGAACGAGTCGAACTCGTCTCGTCTTGCTGGGCGCAGGCCTAGGTTCTCTAACCCTCCGTGCCAGCCGGTGCGGGTGTCGCACCAGCGGTTGCGGAACTGGGTGAGGGAGCCGTACTCATCCGGCATGACGAACTCCATGATGGAGTGCAGGTCATCCGGGTTGTTCACGAGCGGGGTGCCGGTGAGGGCGAGGCGGTGTCGTGCCTGCGCTCCCATCTGTTTGGCTGCCATCGTCCTGTTGTTGCCGTGGCCCTTGATCTTGTGCGCTTCGTCGAGCACAACGCAGCGCCACTCGAAGTCGTTGAACTCCTTGGCCTCACGCTGCTTGGGGGTGAGGGTCTTACCACCCCACGCCTTGAACTTGGTGTGCGTGGCGAGGCTCTCGTAGTTGATGATGTACACCAGGGGTACCAGGGAGGAGCGGCCGTCGTCGATGGCCTTGCGGCGCTTGGCTGCACTGCCGTCGATGACGACGGGCTCGGCCTCTGGCCAGAACTTCTTGACCTCGCTGGCCCACTTGTGCTTCATGGAGTTGGGGCACACCACGAGGTGGTGGTCGATCTGGTCTAGCTGCCTCATCCACTCGATGGCTTGGATCGTCTTGCCCGTGCCCATCTGATCCCCGAGCAGGGCGGAGCCTGCGTTGAGGAGGAAGGCCACCCCGGTGCGCTGGAAGTCGAACAGGTGTTCGGCCAGATCGAACTCTCTCCGGGGTCCCATCTCTCGTATCATGGCTTGATGGGCCATCCATCTCTCGACTCGTCGACCAAGTGTCTTGGCGTCCTCACTCCATTCCAACTTGCCGTTGAAAATCCCACGGAGCACAGCGATCTGTGCCGGGGTAGCGGGCATACGCCACTTGTCGTCGTTGCGGGAGTGGCGGGCGTTGGGGACCATTCGCATCCTCGTTGTGTCCGAGGGGCGGGCAGTGACCACGAGCTTGCCGTCTTCCAGGTCGACCGGCACATCGTACCCGTCGAACACGGGCAGAGCGTCGGCTCCTAGGGCTCCCATTCGTAGGTTGTTGATGTCCATTAAGCGATCTCCTTGAGAAGTGGTGTGACCAGGTCACGGTGTGTGCGGAGGAGGCCGGACAGGAGCACGCTTGCTCCGTCCTCGGCGTGTCCGTCCGGGGTTGTCTCTGTGATCCAGCCTATGCGCCGGACCTTACTCTGTTTGCCTTTGCC